AAAGATGAAATCTTTTATTCTCCATTTTGATTTCCTCCTACATCTATATTACTAGCAAACTGATCAACAATCTCATGTCTGATTTTTACGGATACCTCTAAATCAGGATACAACTCATTAATTCGTTCGCATGCTTCTTCCCTTGATTTCAAGAAAACATTAGCACTTGCTTGGATTTGTTCATCATTGGAATCTGCTTCACTTGTGATCATTCGTTCACGCTTTTCTAAGTTGGCATTGTTAATACCCAGGTATGTCATGACTTCATTCCAGACTGCATTCTTTTGGGTGTTGAGTTTATCGACAACAAAAGGTGCATCCGTTTTAAATACCTGAATTCCATCACTTGCTAAAGATTCATTTGTGACAATAACCGGTGAATTACCATCTATTTGATTATAAAGATTCATTAAAGATAACCGGTTTAAGTCATTGGCTATAATGTGAATCGGTGTCTTTTGTGCATTTTGATTAATCCGAATAATCTCTTTCAACTCTGCCAGGTCTTGAGCAAACATTTGTAAACTAGGCAGCGTTCCGAAATGCATATCATTATTCCAAATGACAATACCTGTTTTCTTTAGTTCATCCCCTGTCGGTAACATATCCTTATAGTTATAAAGATTGAAAGTATCTTGATAAGCTGGAGTGTTGACATGGTATTTTGTTGGTAATAAGTAATGATCAATCATTCCACTCACAGCACCCTGGACAGCAACATATCCCAAAGTAGGACTTTTATAAAAACCAACATATCCATATTGGTGTAACGACATTTCCAGGTATCTTGGATCAACACTTGGCGGTAATCCTTCCCATTCGAAAAGCTGATACGCTAAAGCTGTGAGATATTGGTAATAGTGAGTATAGTAGTTCATATCACGCATTCCAGCCACATCATTAGCAGTCTTGTATGAATTGTTTCTTCCTCGATTTCTCGCCATTATAACACCCCATTTGACATAGTATAATTACCGATATCGTCGGTATGCCAAAGGGTAATACCGTTATCGAAACATGCTTTTAATTCTTGTAAGTCTTCATTATTAATCGATGCACGAATCACGCAGCCTACCGTTTGCACATAATTCCAGTTTTGCCTAGTGTGAAAATTAGGAATCTTCACTTGATTCAATTTGTAACCATACATATTGAAATAATCGGTTAACTTTTGGATGTATTCATCCTTAATTTGTTTCTTAATGACATAAACACCTGAATAGCCGTTACCGAAATCATAAGAAGTATTGCTGCCCATCTTGGTAATTTGAGGAGGTGTATTTGCAATGTCCTGTTGTTTAGCTAAAAGACCTTGCAAAGCTAATACACTATTTCCTGCTCCTTTGACAGCCCCTGTTATGGAACTAGCAACACCTAAACCATTTCCACTCATAGCACTTGCTAAACCACCTAAACCATGACCAGCAATATCAGCCCCAGCATTAAAATTAATAATGTTCTTTTGATTCATTAATGTATTTCGATGCCCTTGCAAGAAAGCTCCTAGGTTATCATCCAATACAGGTATGTCACTAGGGTTATTATTAATCAAAGCTGTTTCATCATTGACACTTGAACTAAATGTCATGTTTGGATCTTTGTTGTAAGCCTGGATTCCATATGTGATTTTATTGGATGTTCCAAGTGAACCTTTAATAGTTAAGGTTAAATTAGAATCTTCAATATACTCATTTCGGAAAGTAGAACGACTTCCTTTAAAATCATCTAAGATTGTCAAACAGTAAGGATACATCATTAGTTTTGATTCGGTAACAGGTTTATAACCTAAATACTTACTTCCTGCAAAATAACTTAATTGATCGAAATTCCAAACACTTTGAACATATAAACAATAGTAGGTATTCGAATCACTTGCCGTAAAACTAACAGGAATAATTTCATTGTTGTTATTGTTAAAGGTAATACTGGATGAAGTAGATGTAATGCCAATCCCTGTATGTTCTGTTACATATAAAGAAACCACATTATTAATGGCATTATCAGACAAATATAACCCTCTTAAAAATTCACTAGGCTTGGTGACTTGTACATTGTTTTGCTGCGATAGATTCACAACAGGAACCGTATCATTCGTATTAAATGGAATCAAATACACACTCAATGGCTGTGGTGTTCCAATGGTTGTTGGAATAATCGACTTTGCTGGAAAGGTTACTCCTATTCCTACTGTTGCATCCTGGGCATGAATGGTAGACTTTGATACAATCACTAGCCACTTCCAACCATTATTAGGCTGAATGTTGTTAATGTAAGTTGTTTCATATTCACTACCATAATTCAAATCTTCAGGAACCGTATTGATAACAGGCGAACCGTCACTATTCCAGAGTGGGCAATGTTCCCTTGCAACAAAAGACGGTTTAAAATCCATCTCCCAGCGCCAAGTCTGAAGCACATCAATTTCAAAATAAACATTCGTTGTTCCTTTTTGCACATATTCAATTTCTGTGACAAATCCATAGAAAACTTTTGCATAATCTGCATTTTGAAAACTCATATAATTGACATTCCAAAGCTGGTCCACACTCATATTCATTCGAATATAAGCTCCTTTTCCTTCAGCTCGTTGGAAATTGTACTGGGCAAGTGTTGCCACATGTGTTTGACTTGCAAACCAATTCAATTGGTCTGAGAGGGAATCAAACCACCTCGTATGCTTGTAGTCACTGTTAAAAGGAATACCTGAATATAAAGCTATATTCGTTCCCGACAATGGTACAGTTGCCATATAACCAAATCCTTCCTATTAAATAGGGTAATAAAATAGCTACCCAACAAAGAAGTTAGATAGCTATTAAGTTATTTAATTAAACACCAATCGTAACAATAGCCTGTCCGATAACATCAGTCGTATCAGGACCAGCACCGTCAATATCATTACCAGTTCCAGCACTTGTAGCCGTAACAAGCAATTCACCTGTTTGATTAGCAGCAACAGTCAATACACCATTTGCATCAATAGTCGTTCCTGCTTGTAAAGTAGTGGAACCTGTAGAAGCAGCAACAGCCCAAGTAATCGCATGAGTAGCAGTATCAGTTTGATGAACATAGGCAGTAAACTCGAATGTTGATCCTGCTGTGATTTCTTGAATAGCAGGAGAAACAATAACCTGTGTTACTGCTGGAACCGTACCTGTTACAAAAGCGACAGCATTCGCAAACCTAGAAGCTGACATAATTTGCCAAACGTGGTAGAAATAATTCCAATACAGACCCTTGGGATTCCTTACTGTTTCAAGCTTTTGCAGCTTATCATAAACCATAAAAAACTCTTTATCGACAAGAACAGCCTTTAGACCTGTACTAGCGAAACCGTCTATAACAGTTACATTTCCAAGGAAAGTGGTGCGATCCATGTTGAATGCCTTCGCGAGGACATCAACGTCGATCTCGGCTTCAGTATCAGCATCAATAAGTAGGTGCATATCACCCATGTCAGAACGCTGACGAACAGCCAAAGAGTTGAAATCACGGCTACCATTTGGAAGTGTCATTTTACGAACAGTAGAACGTACAGCCTTGACAAATGCTGTTGCGCTTGTTGCATCAACAGGAGCAGAAACAGGGATAACTTTAAAGAATCCTTTTGCATAATAGTTGTCAACAATTAGTTTCATGTATTCATACTCATCTACTTCAGCAGAATTGTAGATGGCATTAATAATAGAAGATAAGAAGTTGTCAAAAGCTTGAGCCGACAAGAAAGCAGTAGAGAGTTGCTCATCACTGATAGATTGAGTGTAAACCCCTTGACGGTTAAGGTCATGGAAAAGTGTTTTAACATTTGGAATGGTGCGCTTGAATAAAGTTGTTTCAGCATCAGAAGGATTATACTTTTGTTCTGATGTGATGTCAGTGAAAATTTCCTCGATGCTGCGACCTTGTGGCAATTGACCCTTTTTGAATTTCTTCAGTGGGTTTTCTAAAGATGCTTGCTTTACAACAACTAGACCGATTCGGTCAACTAGTGAAGTAACAAAAGCATTCTGTACGGTTTGTGACATTTGCAGCGATTGTCCAAAAGTGGCAATATCCTGGGCAGATGCCAGGTTTTGATATTGTGAGAATGTTGATGGATTTGAATTTATGATAGCGTTGATAATATCATAAGATTCAGAAACTCCTAGATAAGTTTTTACATCTTGAATGGTGATTCTAGACATTTATTCGACTTCCTTCCTATTATATATGTTTTATTTTCCCTCCGTCGTTCCGTTAGGATTCTGCACGGAGTGCAGAAAGACGAAAGTTACTTTCCTTCAAGTGCTTCAATAGTAATAGATTTAGAGAATTCCTTTGCTTCATCTTTCTTGGGTTCATCCTTGACAACCCCTGTTTGTCTAAATAATTTAGAATTTGCGATAACTAAATCAGAATTATCTTTTGAAAGTTTTTCTTTTTCATTAGAAAGCACCTCAAAAGATGTTGTGTATTCTGTATAGTTATCTCTTAAAGATTGAAGGATTTCGGTTTTTCTAGCAGCTTCTAACTCAGGAGTAAGCAAATCAGCTAGTAATGCTTCATGTTCTTCTCTATTTAATGGCATAAAATTTCCCTACCTTTCCATTTACTTATATAATAATTGTAACAAAATAATCCATTTTATGATATATTTATCTTGACATTTGAGTAAAAACATGATCTTTTTTGTCGAATTATCAGATAAAAGTAATACAATGTAACCTTTACGAAATCTCTTAAAATATTTGTAAAACTTTTTTAGGAATATAGTAGACAAAAGTAATAATTGATGATAATATTAGAAATGTAGGAAGGACATGGAAAACTTCTAAAAATGGTTCACGAGCAACCCTACTCTCCCTGGTATTCAGTCCAGCTTAATGGGAGTTTCCAATCTTCCTAACATAATAGAAATGAGGGAAATAATTATGGCAAGTAGAAAAATGATGCAACGTGAAGTAACAACCACATTCGTGAGTGTGGCAATGATCGAAGTGGTAGACGGCACACCAAAAATGGTGACTCTACCAGATGAGGAATTCGTTGGTAATGTTTCATTGGAACATGCGCAACGTCAATTGAACAAAAAGTTTGGACAACCTGTAACCATCCTGGAATTGATTGCAGATACAAAAACATATGAAATGCCTTTAGAGGATTTCATCAAGCGCGCAACAGTGAAGGAAGAGCAGCTTTCAATCGAGGAAGCTTAATGAAAGAAACTTTCATTAAAATACTTACAGTAAACAACAATGATGCTTATATCAGAACATCTTCAATTGTTGCTGTTACAAATGATGGTTTTAAAACATCTATTTTTGTAAAAGGTGATTCAGAATCTTTCAAAACATATGAAGATGTTGAAGATGTAATGAATAAAATTTGGTAATTCGGAAGAGCGGAAACCTTCCTTATTATATAGCATGATCTAGTAAATTGAATCCCTTCCCTTTGGGTT